TCACCTCACAGACAGTCACCAATGCCCCTACCGTTATCAAGTCCACCATCTACACCAAGTCCGAGGGCTTCATCGAAGTTCAGGTCGCTGACTGTCGTTTCTTTACGCTGCGATGACCGCCGACCCCTCCCCCGTCTGCCCGACCTGCAACGCCCTCAGGCCCAATCCCTACGAACTTTGCCCTATGTGTGGCGAAATCGACTAGGGATGTAGACTGAGCGCAAAGGGGAACACATGACGGTAGTTGCAGCGTTAGTCACCAAGACCGGCTGGGCCTACATGGGCGCAGACATCGGCGCAAGTACCGAGGGTTCCTACTCGCTCATGGCTGAGCCAAAGGTCATGGCGTTCTACGATGACAGCCTGGTGGGATACGCCGGTTCCATCCAGCAGGGGCGCAGGGCCTTCTCGTTCCTCATGGACATCGCAGGGCCGAACAAGGTCAAGGCCTTTGAGGACAACTGGACTAAAGATGACTACGGAGACACCGACTTCTTGTTCATCGAGCAGGGTCGGATCTACGAGATACAGTCCGATGGCTCGGTGGTAGAGATACGCCAGAACGCCGATGGCACGACCTACTCGGCAATCGGTGGAGGCGCACCCGTAGCTCTTGGGGCGCTCTATGTAGACCACATCGACATCACCTCCGTGCTGCAGGCCATTGACGCTGCGAGCGCACACGTTCCAGGCATCTACGGCCCACCGGTCATCATCGACTGCCCACCGGCCTAAGGACACCATGCTGCTAAAAGGTAACTGCCTCGAAACCCTCAAGACCCTAGACACCGCCTCGGTGGACTCCATCGTGACCGACCCACCGTATGAGCTGGGCTTCATGGGTAAGTCTTGGGATAACTCCGGCATCGCCTACTCGCAAGACCTATGGGCTGAGTGCCTACGGGTACTAAAGCCAGGTGGACACCTACTAGCGTTTTCCGGCTCTCGCACCTATCACCGCATGGTTGTGGCTATTGAGGATTGCGGCTTTGAGATCCGTGACCAAATCATGTGGCTGTATGGATCAGGCTTTCCAAAATCTCACAATGTCTCAATAGGCATTGACAAACAGGCTGGCGCTATGGAACACAGGGGCAAGGCGCACTACGCTTACGCTACTGGCAAAGATTTCCAAGGGCGTGAGGAAATGGAAGCACCCAAGGCGATGCCCGCCCACACTGGAGTTACTTCCGAGGCTCAACAATGGCAAGGCTGGGGAACGGCACTCAAACCAGCGCACGAACCAATCGTGGTCGCTCGCAAACCCCTAATCGGTACGGTCGCTAACAACGTGCAGACCTATGGAACCGGTGCGCTGAACATTGACGGGTCACGGGTAGCGCATCAGAGCGAAGCAGATAGAGCAAGTGCCACTCCACAAGGGAAAGTGACTAGCAACCTCAAGGCTGGTTCAGCCCCCGATGTCAATGATGAAGGGCGCAAGGATGTAGAACGGCCCGATACTTCGCTAGGTCGCTGGCCTGCCAACGTAATCCATGACGGGTCAGAGGAAGTGCTGGCAGGGTTTCCGATGACTGGGTCGAGCAAGGCTTCGATGAGGGGGGTGGGCTACACAGATAGCGACATTTACGGTACGGGTGATGGCAAGTTTGACTCGCTTCGTGGGTTCAATGACTCCGGCTCCGCAGCACGTTTCTTCTACTGCGCTAAGGCATCTAAGTCAGAACGGAACGCTGGGCTGGAGGGGCTGCCGGAAGTTCCAAAGAATGAACGCAAGGAGGGTGGGAAGTCGGTTCTTGAGGTATCAGGGAAAGCCAGTCAGAACTTTCACCCCACCGTCAAGCCACTAGCCCTAATGCGCTACCTCATCAAGCTTGTAACTCCCCCAGGTGGGATAGTCCTAGATCCATTCCTCGGGTCAGGCACCACCGCAGTCGCAGCGACACTAGAGGGTTTCGACTGGATTGGCTGTGAGATGACCGAGGACTACTGGCCCATCATCGAGGCCCGAGTTGAGTGGGCGCAAACCGAGCGCACCACGACCCTGTTCTAAACTGGGTCTAACGAACATTAGGACTGCCGAACATGCCAATCAACTCAAAGTCGGGCTTTATCCGCACCGAGGAAGATGCTCGGGGTGACGCCGAGGCTCTCCGCCTGCGCTCGCTGGGTTGGTCGTACTCAACGGATCGCTGACGAGCTAGGCATCGCCTAAGTCCAGCGCCTACGACCGTTGCCAACGGGCGCTCGCTGCAATCCCCCTGGAAGCAGTCGAGGAGTACCGCACCATCCAGCGTGAGCAACTTGACCGACTCATGGCATCGTGGCTACCCGAGGCCATCGCCGGAAACCCTAAGGCTGCCGAAATCGTGCTGAAGATAATCGAGAAGCGGTCAAAGCTCGAAGGCACAGACCAGCCCATCAAGCACGAGGTCATCACCCTCGATGCCATCCAAGCCGAGATACTCCGACTAGAGGCTGAACTTGCAGACACCCCAGCAGAGGCTTGAAGCCCTACGGGAACTCCGTGACCTCGCCCTGGTCGATGCCGAGCGCAAGGGCCGTGAGCAGTCCGAGAAGGCCCAGGCAGAGTTAGCGCAGTCTCGTTACCGCACCAGCGCCCGAGACAATCAACTACCGCCCGAGGGTGACTGGTTCGTGTGGCTCATCCTGTCCGGTCGAGGCTTCGGCAAGACCTTCACCGGCTCGGGCTGGTTAGCGGAGAAGGCGTGTTCTAACCCCATGACCGAGTGGGCCGTAGTCGCTCCGACCTTCGGTGACGTGAGGCGTGTCTGCGTGGAAGGCCCGAGTGGACTACTCAAGGCCATTCCCGAGAGCATGAGGAAGTTCTACAACAAGTCCAACGGGCAAATCCACCTCCGCAACGGATCTATCATCCACATGATTAGCGCCGATGAGCCTGACCGAGTTCGAGGCCTGAACCTCGCAGGGGGCTGGGGCGATGAGTTCTGCTTCTGGCGCTATCCCGAGGTGTGGACTGAAGGACTAGTACCGGCGCTTCGTATCGGCAATCCACAGTTCGTCATCACCACCACTCCCAAGCCAACTCGACTGCTCAAGGAACTGATGAAGCGTGACGATGGCTCGGTAGTCATCACCCGAGGCTCAACCTTCGACAACGCTGCCAACCTGTCCGAGTCTGCGCTGGCTGAACTTCGTGCCAGGTACGAGGGAACTCGACTCGGTAGGCAAGAGCTTTACGGTGAGGTGCTAGAGGACATCGAGGGGGCGCTGTGGAAACTCGATGACATTGAAGAGACCCGAGTCCAAACCCTGCCCGAGATGGTTCGGGTCATCGTGGCCGTAGACCCAGCCGTGACCTCCGGCGATGACTCTGACGAAACCGGCATCGTGGTCGTGGGCAAGGGTGTCGATGGTCGGGGATACGTCATTGCAGACCGGTCATGCCGTGACACCGTGCTGGGCTGGGCGCAACGAGTGGTCGCAGCGTACGAGGAGTTCGGCGCTGACCGAGTGGTGGCAGAGAAGAACCAGGGTGGTGACTTCATCGAGCAGACGATTCGATCCGTACTGCCGACGGTGGCCTACAAAGGAGTGACTGCACGAGTCGGCAAACGCCTTCGAGCTGAACCCATCGCAGCGCTCTATGAGCAACGCCGTATTAGCCATGTTGGTTCTTTTGATAAACTAGAAGGGCAGATGTTGGAGTGGCTTCCCGATAGCGGAACATCACCTGACCGACTCGATGCTCTCGTTCACGGCCTAACCGAACTGGGCTTCGCAACCGGTGGATCTGCAGACCGCTTCTTTGCATCACTCGCCCCACTTTGCCCGAACTGCTCTCACCCGAACGCTGCCGATGCGCCCAACTGTCTAAGTTGTGGCAAGATGTTCGTTGAGGCATACTCCACACACACATCCGTAGGCTTCCCAGACTTCTCGCAGTAATCGAGTGAAGTTCAAGTCCACCAAACCGCAGTTCTCGCAAGTCCAAACTAACCTCGGGGCAATCCAGCGATGGTCACTCCAAGATAAACACATACAGCAAAGGTACTAAATGGCAATCTTTGGTCGCAACAAGAACGACAATGCTGAACTCATAGAGCAAATCGTTAGCGAACTCAAAAAGGCGCAGAACAACCTCGGCGTTACACCGATGTCCAGCGCAGCACCATACGCTTCAACCGGAACCGGCGCAGGTGGTCAGGGGCTAATCCAAACCCCAGGCCGTGAAGCCACGCCCCTGCCTCGCTTTGCCGATGCCTTCGGGTCACAGCTCGGCCCATCAGCGCCATTCATTCCAGCGCCCCTAGACCCCGTCTTTGATGACTCGGGCCGTGCGCTCCCCCGGCTCTATGAGTTCCCCGTAGCGTGGAACCTCAATCTCACCACTCAGAATGTTCCCTGGACTGTCCTTCGTGCGCTCACGGATCAATGCGACATCGTTCACCGTTGCATCGAAATCTGCATCTCTGCCCTAGTCAAGATGGACTGGTCGTTCAAGGTCGATGAGTCAGTCATCGCCGAAATCATGAATGAGCAGAACTGCTCACACGCCAAAGCCTCACGCATCGCTCGTGACGAGTACGCCGAAGAACTAGACCGCCTACGCAAGTTCTGGGAGAACCCCTACCCTGACCTCGGGCGTGGCTGGGTTGAGTGGCTCACCGAGTTCCTCTGGCAGCACTACGCCTTCGATGGAGTGCCGGTCTACGCTCGCTACACCATCGGCAAGGAAATCCTCGGCTTCGAGATTATTGACGCACCGACCATCAAGGTCTTGCTCGACAATCGTGGTGCAGTACCTACGCCCCCGAACCCTGCCTACCAGCAGGTGCTGTGGGGCTTCCCTCGTGGCGAGTACCAAGCAACCCCTGAGGCCGATGGCGAGTTCTTCGCTGGCCCAGGTACGGGCAATGAGTACCTCCGAGACCAACTCTCCTACTTCGTTCGCAACCGCAGAACCTGGTCTCCCTATGGCTTCAGTTCAGTCGAGGAAGCCGTGCCTGCAGCCACCCTTTACCTAGAGCGCCAAAAGTGGATGAACTCCGAGTACGCATCCGGCACGATGCCGATGACCTTCATGGTGACTGACTCTGACGAGATGGACATCCGCAAGTTGGCTGAGTTCGAGCGCCTGTTCAACGACAAGCTCATGGGGTCAGCCACCGAGCGCCACCGTGTCAAGGTGCTGCCTAAGGGCTTCCACCCCCAGGCGATGCCTACAGTCGATGAGCGCTACAAGTCCGACTATGACGAGTTCATCATCAAGCGCATCGGGTCAGCCTTCGGTGTATCCCCTAGCCAACTCGGTGTGGTTCCACGCTCGGGTCTTGGCGGTAAGGGCGAACACGATGGTGAGATGGATCAAAGCGAGACCGTCAGCCTGAAGCCCATGATTGGCTTCATCACCGAGACCATCAACTCTCTCTGTCGGCGCTACCTCGGGTCAGACAAGAACGTCACCTTCGCCATGCAGAACAGCGAACTCGTGCAGAACCAGTTGGAGCAGGCTAAGGCGCTGCAAACCTCCATCAACTCGGGTGCTAAGACCCTGAACGATGTTCGTGGCGAACTCGGCCTGCCTTTGTACGAGATGCCCGAAGCCGATGAGCCGTTCGTGGAGACCCCCAATGGGCCGGTCTTCCTTCGTGGCACGATGATGATGAACACCTCTGGGGAAACCGTAGAACAGAAGGATGAATCCAATGGCGGAGTATTACACCTACAAGACCAAGAAGGCCAAAGTCCACAAGGCCAAGAAGGTCAAGGCGCACAAAGCGAAAGTTCACAAAGCAACCAGCGCCAAGAACCCATCGGTTCGAGCAAGCAGGCGCACGCTGAGCTAGTCGCATTCAACAAGTTCGTGAAGGCCCGAGTGACTAAGGGCGCATGGCGTGACTTCACCTTCAACTACATCAACGAAGACGATGCCTACGAACTGAACCAGTCAGCGCAGTCGATAGTCAAGGGCGATGGACAGACCCCACCGCAGGCCGTTCAGAACGCTGCCAAGCAAGCCCTTGAATGGATCGCAGACGGCAAGGCTGGCTCGGGCTTCACCGATGTTGGTCGCAAGCGTGCCTCAGACCTCGCTAGAGGCGCTTCAGTCTCACTCACCACCATCCGGCGCATGAAGGCGTTCTTCGACCGTCACCAGTCTGACAAGGACAGCCCGAAGTGGGATGACCCCAGCGCAGGCAAGGTGGCGTGGTACGCATGGGGTGGCGATGCAGGCTACGCATGGGCCAAGCGAGTTCTAGGCGAAGAGAAGGCTGCGGAACCCGACCCTTTTTACTCGAGCCTCTGAACAAGAGGCAGGCCCACGAACTGCCAGGCTTCCAAGCCAAACTGCAAATCGAGAACTACTACCGACAGGCCATAGACAAAGCGCTGAAGTCGATGTTCACCGGTACTGACGAAGCCATCCGTGAGGCCATCGCTACGAAGGAGCAACTAGGCAAGGCCGTAGATCCGATGGACAAGTCGGCAGCCAAGCACGCAGTCGAGCGCAACGTCAAAGCGAACAACGCTCCCCTAGTCAAAGCACTCAAGAACCTCTATGGCGATGCCGGTCTAAGGGGTACAAAAGAGGCGATGACTCAGATGGGTGGCGCTGCCGAACTTGGCTCGGGAATGAGTGGCCTCGCTGGTGGCGTAAACTGGGATAGGTGGAAGCCAGGCAATCCAGCAGCAGCCGAGAAGGTCGCTGGTAAGGGTCTAGCGGATCTACTACGGAACGCCGATGTCATCGTGCGAGGTATCACCCAGACCACAATGGGCCGTGTCGGTGACATTATCGCCAACGGTCTAGAGGCTGGTTCGACCTATCGGGAAATCTCCGATGTGGTAGACGAGCTACTCGACAACCCCACTCGCTCCGACATCATCTCAATCACCGAAACCAACCGAGCCTTCAACGTTTCAGCCATAGATGAATACCAGGCTGCAGAGATGCCAGGCTGGGAGTGGCTGACTTACGCTGGCGCTTGCGAGGAGTGCGATGCCGAGGAAGGCCCACACGACTTCGGAGATGATTACCCACCGGCTCACCCGAGTTGCCGGTGTGCAGTTGTAACACAACTTCCTGATGGAACTACTACAGAAGAAGAAAGCATGGAGGAATAATCCACATGGCACAAGACATTACCTACGTTGGACTTGGTGACTTCACCTACAAATCAACCGCAGATGGTACGCTATTAGTGTTCGGAAAGGCCACCGGCCCTGACCTTGACCTCGACTCGCAAATCTGCGATGCCGACTGGCTCAAGAGTGCAATGCCGTTGTGGTTTCAAACGGGTGCTAACATCCGTGAACAGCACTCAAGCATCGCTGCCGGTGTGGGTCTTGAACTCGCAGCCGATGGCGATGACTGGTTTCTGAAGTCCGAGGTCGTAGATCCTCTCACCGCTAAGAAGGTGGAGAAGGGTGTCCTCAAGGGCTACTCAATCGGCATCAAGAACGCCAAAGTCATCAAGGATGCCAACGCCCCAGGTGGTCGCATCGTTTCTGGCAACATCGTAGAAGTGTCGCTTGTAGACCGCCCTGCTAACCCCACAGCCACAGTCCAAATCGCCAAGATGGTCGGAGAACAAATGGAACTCACTAAGTCAGACATCAACCAGGAAGCAGCGTTCGTTGAGCTACCTGCCACCGCAGACCTCGACACCTACGAAGGCACGAAGGTCTGTTCAGCCTGCGAGGGAACGGGCCGAGGCCTTGATGACCTCCCAGCCGATGAGATGGCCTGCGACAAGTGCAACGGTACGGGCAAGGAAGTTCTGGGCGCACAAGACACCCAGCAGTATTCCCCCAGCCAGCCAAACGCTGGCAAGCCTGTCAATGACATGGTGGATGACAAGGCCGTTGAAGGCGAAGTTGAGAAGAAGGACTACACCGATGAGCAGCGTGCCTCAATGGAGGAGTCTGGTCAGGCTATGGAAGGTGGGGGCTTCCCCATCAAGACCGTCAGGGATCTAAAGAACGCCATTCAGTCCATTGGTCGTGCCAAAGACCGTGAGGCAACCATCGCCCACATCATCGCTCGTGCTAAGGCGATGGGCAAGGAAGACCTCATCCCTGACTCGTTCAAGGAAGTCACCCACGATGAAGCCACGCTGAACTCAGTTCGTGCCGGACTCATCGCTCTCATCAAGGCCGAGCTAGACGAAATGCTCGCCGGTGAAGAAGACGAGATTGGCGATGTGAGCGAACTGCTCTGCGCCCTTCAGATGTTTATCTGCTGGTGGGATGGCGAGGCTGACGAGAACGAGACTGTCGAGCCTTACGCCGACATGACCGAAGAAGCCCCCGAAATGTCATCAGTAGACATGAGCTACATGGGCCTCGGCGTATCTGCCGACCTAATCAAGAGTGCATCTAGCGAGACCGCTACCGATGCCGACAAGACCGCACTCCGTGAAGAGATCCGTAAGGCTCTCGGCATAGACGAGGAAATCGCCACCTACAAGGCGAGTCTCAC